TTCCAAGCGGGCAGGTGCGGCGAAGCCGCGCCGGTGCGCCCGCTTTCCGCCTTCCTCCCGACCGCCGCGCGGGCGTCTTTCCGCGCCCAATCCCTCACCCCGACCCGTTCGCTGCAGACAGGTTCTGAGGCCCGGACCTGCCTGTGATTTTGGGTCCGGGGCGTTCCGTGGTTCCGTCGATCCAGCGAGCGCATGGAACGATTTAATTGTGTTATAACAGCCGGTTAGAGCGATGTTCCGTCTGTTCCATCTGGCGGGCTGGATTGTCGCGCGCGTGCTTATGCGCATGCGCCTCACACGCGCGCGAAGCGGCGGAACAGACGGAACATATTTGCGGACGCTGGCTAATGTATTGAGATCGTTGCGGTTTTTCGTTCCGTTTCGGCGTTCCGTGGCTCGACCGGGAAGCGAACATTGGGAACATCGGGCGTCGATCTTGCGCCGCAATTTCGCAATGTGCTAATCAGCTCGACCCATGAACGCCGTCGATCCGACGCGCTGGCGCTCCGCGACCGGCAGCCCGAATTTAATAAGGGGTGGATATCTGCGCCCGCGCGCTCGACGGGCGTCATGGGCGCGGGGGGCGGCGGTCCTGGGCGAATTCGCGCGCAGCGAGGCCGCTGCAGCCGGGCTCGAGACCGCCGATCGCGCCGGCCAGGTGCAGCTGGGCGGCTGCGGCCAGGCGGGATCTGGCATCGAGCGAAATCAAGCACTTAGCCTCGCCGCGGTGCCGGTCGTCGCAGCGTTGCCGTCGCAGCGCGAGGGCCAAGCGCCTGAGAACGCACGGATTCCGGCTGATCGTCGTCTAATGGCTGATTTGACGAACGGAGCCGCCTCGGACGCGCTGCTGGGCGCGATCGGGCGCAGGATCGCGCGCCGGGCCCCGGCTCCCCCTTTCGGTTCAGCCGGCGATCCACGGGGGGTCGCGCACGGCGGACCTGGCGCCGACGAAAAATCGGCCTCGACGTCCCCGGACGGAGCGCGATCGGCCGCTCAGCCCGCTTGCCTGAGAATAGGGGCGCTCCAAAATCGCTTGTCGTTGATGGGGTCGGGGGCGCGGGACACGCGCGAAACCGCGCGAATCCTAGGCGTTTCCGCCGATTTTCGGGAGATTGAAGACGCCGGACGGGTCGGGGTGCATGGGCCTCTGGCCTTGCCGGGGGGTGAGCGCGAACGTGCAGGCTATGCCGGGGGGCATGCCGGTGTCAACCGAAGCTAGCAGCCTCGAAAAGGCCTTCCGGGCCGAGTGCGAGGGCGGCGCCATGCTCGGCGCCGATACCGACGCCAACCAGCTCGACCTGCTGCGCGATCCCGCGACCGGCAAGTTGCCGGCCAACATCTTTCAGCTCGTGCGGCAGGGCGAGGCGCGGCGGCAGGGTCCGGGGCGGCGGCCGGGCTCGCTCAACAAGCGCAACGAACGCCTCGCCAAGCTGATCTGCCAGACCCACGGCGACCCGGTGATGTTCATGGCGAGCATCTATTCGATGCCGACCGACCAGCTCGTCGAATTGCTCAAGCTCGCCGACGACAGCGCGGCGATGGAGGAAAGGCTGTTCCGCCTCGCCGAGCAGATCGAGGCGCAGATCTCGGAAATGCTCAAAAAGGGGCTCGGCACCGCCGCGGAGCGCAAGCAGCTCGACAGCCTGGTCGACCGGCTGGGCGATATCGCCAAGGTGCTGCGGACCAAGCCGGGCGCGCTCGCGGTGCAGGCGCTCGCGCTGCAGAAACAGGCGGCGCAGGAAGTCGCGCAATATGTCCACGGCAAGCAACCGGTCGTCGTCAACCACGAGGGCAAGATCGACGCGACCCTGCTGATTCCGGGCCTCAACGCGCCGGTGATGGACCCGAAGCATCTCGAGGACGAGATTCGCCGGCGCGGCCTGCAGGGCGTCGATTTCGAGAATATGCAGCTGATCGACGGGGAATATTCGGAAGTTGGAGAGGCGGAGGAATGATCGCGCAGAACTGCGTCGCACCCGCCGAAGAAGGCGGCGATTGCTGGAGGGCCTGCCTCGCCTCGATCTTGGGCATGGACGGGCTCGACATTCCGAATTTCGCGCATCTCTACCCGGAATATGATTTGATGATGGCTGAGGCGCGGAAGTGGTTGGCGACCAAAGGGTTGTCGATGTTCCAGACCTATTGCTCGGCAGGCTGGTCGATCGACAAACTTCTCGAATGTTTCAGCGCCGATAATCCCGGTGTTCCGATCATAGTCTGCGGCCAGAGCGGGCGCACTTCCAACGAAAATCACGCCGTAGTCGCGATGGATGGCAAGGTGATCCACGATCCAAGCGGCTGCGGCATCACCGGGCCCTGTGTTGGAGAAGGCGGCGAATCCGGCTGGTGGTGGCTGCAAGTGATCTGCGGTTTCGGGAATGTTGATCAATGATCGCCACCCTGCCCTCCTGGCTGCTGCCCGCCGCCGCGACGGTCGCGGTGTGGGTGTGGGCGAGCCGTAAGGTCGATTCCTACCGGGCGATCGGCGATTATGATTTCGGTCGGGCGATCCTCGCCATATTCTGCTTTTCAGCCGCGACGATCGTCACCCTGCTCGCCTGGCTAGTGTGGGCGCTCGCGCGGTGAGCGGGATGCTCGCCTATGAAGCCGAGGAAGGCAACGCCAAGTGCGTGACTATGATGCCGGTCGGGCCGGTGGCCGACGCCTTCCGCCAGGACCGCATGTTCATCTCGACGATCATGGGCCCCTATGGATCGGCCAAGACGACGACCGCTTTCCAGAAAATCCTCAACGCGGCGATGTGGCAGAATCCCGGCCCCGACGGGGTGCGCCGGATCCGTGTCGGCGTGATCCGCGCGACCTATTCGCAGCTCGAAACGAACGTCATGGAGGACTGGTTTTCGTGGTTTCCCAAGACCAAGGACAATTATAACGGCGAGACCAAGACCCACCGGCTGACGCTCGATATCCCCAATTTCGGGCATATCTACATCGAGATGCTGTTCCGGGCGCTGGGCGACCTCAAGGCCGAGCAGGTGTTCAAGGGCATGGCGCTGACGCTGCTGTGGCTGAACGAAGTCGACACGCTCGATCTGACCGTGCTGAAATTCGGGCTGCCGCGCGTCGGCCGCTATCCGGCGGCGAAGGACGGCGGATGCGCCTGGTCCGGCATCATCGCCGACATGAACGCGCCCGACGTCGACAATTGGACCTACGACCTGCTGGTCAACAAGCAGCTCGATATTCCCGACGAAATGCTCGACCAGCTGCGCGCGATCCACGGCCCGCTGTTCGGGATCAATTTCCACCGGCAGCCGGGCGGGCGGACGCCCGAGGCCGAAAATCTCGATAATCTCCCGAGCGGCTATTACGAGCGCATGATGATCGGCCTTTCGGACAACGAGGTGCGCCGGTTCGTCGACAATGAATTCGGCGCGGTCAATAACGGACAGCCGGTCTTTCCCGAATTCAACGACAGCTTCCACGTCGCGCCCGCGCCGCTCAAACCGCTGCCCGGCATCCCGATCACGCTCGGCGTGGACGGCGGCAGCACCCCGGCGTGCCTGTTCGGCCAGGAAGCGCCGGACGGGCAAATCCGCGTGCTCGACGAGCTCGTGATCTTCAACACCGACGTGACCCGCCAGCTTGAGAAGATGGGCCCGACCTCGTTCGCACGCGAAGCCCGCCGCTTCTTCGACCAGCGCTATCCCAATTCCATTGTGGGCGACATTTGGGGCGATCCCGCGATCTTCTATGGCGGCGACGACGAGGATCTGAGCTGGGCGCAGGCGTTCGCCAAGGAATTCAAGAAGCGCATCCGGCCCGCGCCGGTGAAGGGCAATAGGCTGACGCCGCGGCTGGAAGCGGTACGCCTCTGCCTGACGCAGAATGTCGGATCGAAGCCCGGGATCATCATCAGCCCGACCTGCAAGCATTATCGGCGCGGATTCAACAATGGCTATGTGATCGCGCGGATGAAGCTCTCGAACGGATCGGGCCGGTGGAAAGACGAACCGCTCAAGAACGATTTCAGCCACGTCCAGGACAGCGGCCAATATCTCATCTGCGGGATCAAGAAGCGCGGCAATGCCAGCGACGATCTCGACCGGCGCGCGATCGAGCGCAAGCGCCGCAAGTCTGTGGCTTTCGGCAGCGGCTATTTCTCGGGGAGGGCGTGACATGTCCGTAATTGGCAAGATTTTCACCGGCGTCGGGACCGCTCTCGGCATCGTCAAGCCGCCCGCGCCCAAGCCGGGCGCGATGGCATCGAGCCTGCCGCCGCCTGTCCCGACGCGCAACGTCGCGGCCGAGAATGCGCGCCGCCGCGACGTGCTGCGCCGGCGGCGCGGACAGGGCGCGAACGAATTGACCGGCGGCGGCGCCGAGGCGGCGACGCCGGGCGGCAAGACCTTGCTCGGCCAGTAATCATCCAGAGGAGACGGACGATGGGACAGAAAATACATAATGGCGCTGCTCAAAAATTGCCGACCGAAAGCCAACCAAGTCAGGGCTTTGACGAGAGCGCCGGGAAAAAAATCATCGAGACGGTGCTTGCCGCGGTCCTGCCGGGATCGATCGCCCAATATCTCAAGGAAAATCTGTTCGAGCCGGTCGCCGAGGCGGTCAAGACCCTGCTGCCGGGCGCGATCGAGAAGGGGCTGAGCGAGGTGCTGCCCGACGCGATCGACGACCGGCTCTTGGCGGTCCTGCCCGACGCGCTGGCGAAGGTGGAGACAGACCGCGCGGCGGCGGCCGAGGCCGGGATCGCGGCCGCGCGCGAGGCCGAGGTCGCCGAGCGGGAGGCGCAGGAGCAAAGCGCGAAAAACTCGCTGAAGGCGTCGCGCGAGGCCGAGAAAGCGCAGGCCAAGGCCGCCAAGCGGGCCGCGCGCGAGGCGGCGGAGGTGGCGCGGACCGAATATCTCGCGGCGCGCAAGGGCGAGATCGAAGGCGGGACGCTCGGCACGGCAGCGTTCGACGGCCCGGCGGTGCTGCGCGCGTCCGACGGCGACACGTTCGTGCCGTGGATCGATCCGATCGTTCCGCAGCCCGCCGACCTCGCGCTGGCGCGCGGGCGATCGCTCTACACCAGGCCGATCGCGTTCGATCCGGGCACCCCGCCGGCACTGGTGACGTCGATCTGGCTGATCGCCGGCGACAAGGCGGTGCGCTGCGACATTCCGGGCGGCTTGCGCACCGGCGGCGGCAACGCGGCGGCGATTCCCGCCAACCACCTGGTCTTTTGACCGGCGCCACCCGCCCCTCCCCTGACCGGGAGGGGCGAGCAGGGAGAGTGAGATGAGCGACGTCGATCTGCTGATGCGCCGCCAGGGCCGGATGGAGCAGGCCCGCGGCAATTTCGAGACGCTGTGGAAGGAAGTGGCCGAGCTGCTGCTGCCGCGCCAGGCGGATTTCCTCGGATCGACGTCGCTTACCCAGGGACAGCGGCGCACCGAACATATTTACGACGAAACCGCGATGATGGCGCTCGATCACGGCGTCGCGGTGTTCGAGGGCGAGGTGATCCCGCAGGGCGGGCTGTGGCAGCGGCTTGAAGCACGCGATCCCGAGCTGATGCGCAACCTGCGCGTGCGCCTGTTCTTCGAGCGGCTGACCGACAAATTGTTCGCGCTGCGCAATTCGCCCTATAGCGGCTTCGCCAACCAGACGCACGAGAGCGTGGCGAGCCTGCTGAGCTTCGGCTTGCAAGGCATGTGGGTCGATCATCTGCGCGACGCGCGCGGCAATCCGATCGGGCTGAGCTATCGCAGCGAGCATATCGGCCAGACCTATATCCAGGAGAATCATCGCGGCGAGGTCGACGTAAAGCACCGCAAGTTCTCGCTGACCAATCGCCAGGCGGTGCAGAAATGGCCGCAAAACCCGCCCGAATGCGCGGTGAAGGGGATGCGGGACGCGCGGCCCGACGACAGCAACTCCTATCTACACGCGCTCGAGCCGAACCCGAACCACGACCCCGAGCGCATCGACGCGGGCGGGATGGCGATCCGCAGCTGTTACGTCTCGATCGCCGACAAGCAGATTTTCGACGAAGGTGGATTCCGTGCGAGCCCGCTCACCGTCTCGCGCTACGAGAAAAGCCCGACCGAGGAATATGGGCGCTGCCCCGGAATCAACGTGCTGCCGGCGGTGAAGGCGAGCCAGCAGATGATGCGCGACCTGGTCACCGCGATCGAGTTCAAGGCCGGGCCGGTGTTGCTCGCGCATAGCGACATGCAGGACGAAATGCTGTTCTACGCGCCGCGATCGGTCAGCTACGGCGCGCTCGACGACCGCGGCAACCCGCTGGTCAAGAGGGCGTGGGACGATCCCGACCTCTCCGACGCGCTGCAGCTGCAGGAGCGGACCCGCGCGGTGATCGAAAAGGCGTTCTTCGTCGACCTCTACACGATCCGGCAGGAGATCAAGAGCCATGTCTCGGCGACCGAGATCATGCAGCGCGAGCAGGAAAAGGGCGTGCTGCTCGCGCCGCTCAAACGGCAGGAGCATGAATGGTTCACGATCCAGGCCGACCGCGAGATCGACCTGATGGAGCAAATGGGGATGCTCGACGC